CTACTATATATTAAAAATAATGTATATCCAGTTGATATGTATACAAGTATAGACGATAAAACAAATAATGTAATTTTGGCAATGGTATTTCTTAAAGCAGACACTACTGAAGTGTATAAAAAGTGGTGTAATTATGAGTTAGATTAGGTAGGTGATTGTATGTATCTGGACTACGCAGCTACTACCCCATTAACTCCACAAGTTGAGGATTATATAGTATCACTATTGGGCACATATCAGAACCCATCTTCAATGTATCAATCAGGTGTTGAAGCTAAGAAAATTATTACAACTGCAAGAAATAATGTAGCAAAATTTATTAATGCAGATCCTAAAGATATTATATTTACATCAGGCGGTTCAGCCAATAACACGTTATTTATTAAAGGTTATACAAATAAACATCATTGTATGGTTTTATACTCTCCTACTTCTCACAAATCAGTATTAAAATGTGTAGATTCTCTCAAATATAAATGCCCTCTTAGAGTTGATCATACAGGAAAAATTGATTTTCAAGATCTCAAAGAGTGTTTATCTATGAACCCTATGAAAAAACTTGTTGTTATAGAATACGCCAATTCTGAGATAGGAACAATTCAGGATGTACAACAGGTTATTAATATATGCCACTTTTACAATGCTATTGTTTATGTTGATTGTACAGGATCTATCAGTCAAATTCCTGTTGACGTAAAGAAACTGAATGTTGATGGTTTAGGATTCTCTGCACATAAACTTGGAGCATTAAAAGGTACTGGTGTTCTATACAAGAAATCATCAATTGAATTAGAACCGCTTATATTTGGCTCACAAGAGCAGGGATTATTTAGTGGCACTGAAAATGTAATAGGCATTGCTGCACTGGGGAAAGCAGTTGAGAATTATAACTACTCTTCTGTTACATCTGATAGTAGAGATTATGTTTATGATTTCATTATTAATAATATAGAAGACTCACATATTATTGGTACAAATATTAAAGACCGTTTACCACACAATCTATATGTCTGTTTCGAAGGCATTGAGGGTGAGTCATTAATGATATTACTAGATATGGCAGATATACAGGTATCAACTGGTTCTGCATGTACATCAGGTGACTTAACTCCATCTTCTACACTCATAGCTATTGGATTAGATGAAAAACTAATACATAGTGGTATTCGTATGACATTTAGTGGATATGAGACAAAGGACGAATTGGATTATTTATGTAGTAATCTGAAACGATGTGTTGAGATATTAAGACAATTAAATAAGTAACTATGACGAGAACGGTAAACCCGTTCTTTTTTGTTTGGAAAGGAGAAAGAATTATGAAAGAATTATTAAATTCATTAAATTGGGACGAGGTAATTGTGACAATTTGGACAGTTATATTGCTTCCTGTACTGACTTATATTGGAAACGAAATTAAGAAGTATACAGAGGCAAAAAAGATTGATAAATATACCGAAATTCTACAGAAAAATGTTTTATCTGTAGTTAAAGATGTATATGAAACAGAAGTTAAGGGAGTTAAGGGTACTGATGCATGGACGGAGGATAAAAAAGAAGAAGTTCGTCAGATTGCAAAGAGTAAGATTATTTTTGCGTTATCGACTTCTGCTTTTGAATGCCTTAAAACGGCAAATGCAGATTTTGACGAATATTTAGATTCTTTAATTGAATCCAGTTTATTTGACTTAAAGAACAAGTAGGAGGTGATTTAATGTCCTACAAAATGAAAAAGAATTTAGCTAATAAAAGAAATTACGGAGCAAAAAGAAGTACATCTGCAATTAAATATATTTTCATACATTACACGGGTAATGATGGAGATTCTGATGAATCGAATGCCAGATATTTTTCTAGAAATTATGTAGAGGCATCTGCACATTATTTTGTTGATGATGATTCTGTAACACAATCAGTCCCAGATAATTATGTTGCATGGTCTGTTGGTGGTACAAGATATAGCAACTGTAATATAACTGGGGGAGGAAAATATTATACTCTTTGTACTAACAGTAATAGTATTAGTATTGAATTGTGTGATACAAAAAGAGATGGAACTATTTATCCATCAAAAGCTACTATCAAAAATGCTATTGAACTTACGAAGAAATTAATGAAAAAGTATCATATCCCACAAGACCATGTTCTGAGACACTTCGACCGTACAGGCAAAGCATGTCCGGCATATTGGTGTGGAAATGAAACAAAAAATAATTTATGGAAAACAGAGTTTTATAATAAATTATCCTCTAATACTACTTCGAAAACACCATCGGCATCTACGACAACCCCATCTTCTACTTCTACATCTAATCATGCAAAAAAGAAGATCGTGGCAAATGGGCAAAAAGCAGCTAATAAGTTTGTGGGTTGTAATATTGTTGCTGATGGTATCTGGGGAAATAAAACAAAGAAAGCTGCCATTAAGGTTGTTCAGACCGCTTTAAATAAGGATTATGGAGCAAAACTGTCAGTTGACGGAATTTGGGGTTCTGCTACAGACAAAGCTTTTGGATCACACTATGTTAAAGTAGGTGAAAGGCAGTGGTTAGTAACCGCACTTGAGATATTATGTGCACTCAAAGGAAAAGACCCAAAAGGGATTGAATATCCTGGTGTGTTTGGTCAAGGATTAAAGAAAGCTTGTGGAACATCGAAAGCTGTTAAGAAAACTTTCAAGGATTTATGTTCTTAGAAAGGTGGCTTGAATGAAATATATAGAAGCAGTATTTAATCAAAATTATATAAGTGTTATCCTAGCAGTGTTCTTATTATTATTTGCAATCAAAGAAATAATTGATCTCATTTCTTATTTTAAGGAGAAGGGACGAATTAAAACTGGTTCTGAGCAGGACAAAGAAAATGTTGAGAATAGACTTATAACTTTAGAAAAACATGATAATTGGCAATACAAAGAAATATCTAAAATGTCAAAGGGTATAGATGATATAAAATGTCAATTAACTGAAAAAGAAAGAGCTGATAAAGAGCGTACAGTTGCGACATTAAGAAATCAGTTATATGGATTACATGCTAAATTTTCTGAAAAAGGTTATGTTGACAATTCTGGATTAAAAACTTTTACGGAGTTAGGGAAAATTTACGAAGCCGCCGGGGGCGATGATATTTACCACGAAAAATTGAAACCAGAAGTATTAAGTTTGCCAATTAAGGATGATTAAATATTTCTGCCACAGTAAAAATTACTCATATTATAATATAGTACATAAATAAAATACATTTGTACATATTAACATTATGAAGAACAAAGTGTGGTATTACAGGAATCAAAGGGGATTCACATTACAAGAGCTATCAAGACTTACCGGTTTATCGGTTGCGGCTATTAACAAAATAGAAAATGATAATACAAGTGATATACTTCTTACTAATGCAATCACATTATCTCGTGTTCTTAAAGTTGATATATACGAGTTATTTTGTATATCTAAATGAGGAGGAATAAGTATGGAAAGATGTTACTTTAATGTAATCTGTGAGGAAATTTCAATTTTAGGTGGTAAAGTGATTCATATTGATGAGAATGTGGGAAGCTTAGAAGAAGTACATAAGGTTGTTATGGATAATGTAACTAAATATCCTAATAGTAAATGGGAATTATACCCTATGCAATTAACAGTATAAATACAATTAAAATAACAATTAAATATTATTAAAAGAAAGAGCAGTTTCTTCGGAAGCTGCTCTTTTGTTATGTAAAGGAGTGAAAGGGAATAGCAAAAGCTAAATCGAAATATCATGTAGATATTTCAGAACAAGGTAAGAAAAATCGAACATATAAAGGTGTAACTTATGACAGTCTCACTGAACTTAAATTTTTACAAGAGTATATAGAACCTAAGATGAAAAGTGGAGAAATATTATCATATGAACGCCAAGTAGAATATGTTCTTCAAGATAAATTTAAATATAAAGGTAAAACAATTCTACCTATTAAATATAGAAGTGATTTTAATGTTGTCTGGTCTGATGGAACTTTACAGGTTTTTGACGTGAAGGGCAATCCAGATAGTATGTCACTTTTAAAAAGAAAAATGATGTGGGCTAAGTACCCAGAAACCAACCTTACGTTTATTTGCAGAAATCTCAAATATGGTGGTTGGGTAGAATATGACGTTTTAAAGAAACTTCGCAGAGAAGCGAAGAAAAATAAGAAATAAAGGAGAAAAAGGAATTATGAAAATTTTGGAATTTGTAGAGAGATACAACAACATGGCAACTCAGCAGTTAAAGGATAGATTTATCAAGGAGGAAGTTAAAATCACCCCTTATGTATCAATCATTAAGAAGGATGCCTATGCACAGTTAATTGTAGATAAAACAACATTTGAGCAAGAAGCTTATGATGACAATGGAAAAACAAAGTATCGTAAAACAGATAAGATTAGAGTAAATTCTGTTGCTCAGTATATACAGTTTTGTCGTGCCGTAATTGAATTATATACAGATCTTGAGATTGACAAGGACGATAAAGGTTTTATCAAGGGATATGATGCACTTAAATCATCTGGCTTACTCGATATTTTAATGGTTGGTTCTGATAAAGCCGATCCACTTATTCCTATGAGTGAATTGAGTGAATTTAAAACCATTTTAACAATGAAGCAGTCAGACACTCAGTTTAATGAGACAACTACTCAGGCGTTTATTAGCAAACAGATTGGAAGGATTTCTGATTTGGCAAATGCTACTCTCACACCACTTATGGACGTTGTGAACAAGAAACTTGATAGTTTATCCAATGATGAGTTAAGAAAGATTCTTGATGATTATAAACTTAGCAATACCGCAAATTTTAAAGAGGTATAGAATATGTATAATTTAAATCATCTTGGAGAATTTAAAATTATTGAAAATGATAAAAAATATGATTTCTTAATTTTTGATAAATACACTTCTGTAGATTTCATCTTAGATAATGATGTTACTATCAAACTTGACGGAGCTTTAATTCAGTCTGTCTCTTACACTTCCAATAGTAATATGGTAATCCATTTACTGTCATTTAGTCCTCTATTATATGACTGTATGATTTCAGGCAATAAAATAAAGACTGTTAGAACACATGAACTGAGAATTGATCCAAGAAATACACAAAATGAAATCGAATGTGAATCAATATATCATAATTTTGAATTTGAAAATTACTCAGCAAACGAAGATTATCACAACAATGAATATATTTACATCCTGAAAGGTGTATAGGAAATTCAAATTTCTTACTAAAACGAGAGATAGCACCACATTACGAATAATATGATGCTATCTCCTGCCTCCTAGTGTACTTCTTAGTCTTCGGCTACAATTAGTCAGATTGCAATGAAGATATGGATTAGTACATGTAATGGATTTTATTATTTGCTTGTTCTATTGTTGATTATAGCATTTATAATCATATTGTCAAGCAAATACTTTCTCTACTTGGTTAGGTTGTCCCTCAAGAACTATGTAAATATAGGTTTTGTTATTATAGTTTTGTGTAGCAGAAGGTGACTGGTCTTCTACCGTTCTATCACATCAACCTTATCAAGTAGATACTCGCATCTGTTGTACTTAAAATAATAGGTTATATTATTTCTTTTTATTGTCTCTGTATATTGTGTATACAAGCCCTAAGACTGCAACACAAGCAGAAACGACTGAACAAGCGGTTTCCATTACAGTAATTCCTTATCTACCTATATTTACCACAGGTGTAATAATTATATCATATATAATAAATAAAATAAACAGGCTCTATTCGTGTCACAGCGTATAGGGCTTTTCTTACGGAGAGTAATATTGCTACTCTCCTATTTTAATGTTCCAAAACGGAGGTGATACAAAATGGCTGTTCGAGCTACGGGCATAAAGATAAATGATAGAGAATTGAAAAAGTTCGCAGATAGATTAACAGAAAAATACGTGGATAGATATATCTCTGCTGGCAATAAAGCACAAAGAGAAATTCGAAAAAAGTCTACTTTGGAATGGTTTATTGATAGTCAAGGTACAATGGTAAACTCATTAGATTACACACATAAGCTTGTACAGAAAAATGGTAAAGCTATCATATATTTTACTTCATATGTCGATATGAACCAATTTGAAAGATTATCTACACAAAATGATAGTTCTATATATAGATGGAAAAACAAATATAGTGCTTCAATTGATCCAACCTCATTCTTACTGGATCTACAATGGAATCAGGGAATACATGGACTACCTTTGACTTGGTCAAGACCTAACCCTTTGTTTGGAAATAGAAATATTGGAAGTGAGAATTCGTGGACTAATCCATATTTCAATCAGGGCGAAAGTCTTGAATCTTATACGAGAGATCGTTTCAAGAAAGATTGGGAATCCACTGTAAATAAATATGTTAAAAGATAGGAGGTATTTAATATGCCAGATAATGTAGCTGCTTCGATGACCGCCAGTATTGTGCTGGATAAATCTGATTTGCTTGCTCAGATATTAAAAGGGTTATCCGA